ATTTAGTGCTGTAGCGCGCACTAACCCTCGTAGTGGGTTCAGCTTTGTTTGGTCGGCCGAGGAGATTCCTCCGCCTATGACCCGAGCTCTCACTATCGCGCAGCTTGCGAAGACCTCTAACAACCTGGTCTGGATTGCTGTGCCCTCTAGTTCACTTGTGCGAACAGGTAACATCCAAGCACATGGTGAGACCATTGCCTTGGAACCTACCAATGGGCTTCTACGCCAATCTGCTAGGTATTTCACCCATAATGCCTCCACCATGATTAATGGTGGATCCTGTGGCCTTCCTGTCCTTGACGCGATGAATAATCTCGTCGGAATCCAGGCCGCTGGTACGCAGAAGAATGTTAAAGGATCCAACTGGAGCGTGTACGTGTATGACGAACTCGAACTTCTCCAGGCTTCCGCCGCTACCCATAGCGGTGTTGCTCCTTTAAACTTGTAGACCCCCTTGCCGGCTTCTTTGCCGGCAAACCCGGGGGTTTGAGATCCGTTCGAGTTCACCCGTTCGAACCCTCTTACCTCACTCTGCATGAACCCAAGTTCGACGGGGAGTATCCTCTCCCTGTCCTTGGTCGCATCAAGCCTTACCCACTTTTTGGTACGAAGTACCATACTGATACCGAGTTGCGTGAGCTTTTCGCTGAGGAATTCACTGGCAATTATGGACTTGCTGAAACCAAGAACATTAACCAGATCATTGAATCCTTTGGCAGGTATGCCACACGTGACTATGATAGGGATTTTGTTTCACAACATCTCCCGACTGCGCTATCCGCCACAGTAGATGTAGTTCCTAAGGTACACCCTGTTAAACTTACACCATCGCAAACGATTGGTGCAACAAAGGGTGAGAAATCCTCAGGTTTTCTCTGTCTTGGCACAAAATACAAATTCCATTCCAAATATCTCGAGGAGATGCTCGAGGCTCTTGCTGATCCCAGCTCACTTTTGGAGTGTGTCCCGATCTATGTGATCATCTCTAAAGACGAAGTCCGCGATGTGACTAAACTCTGTCGCGACCTCGCATTCCCCCCCACGTGGTTCTCCGATCTGGCGACCATGTACGAGAAAGATTTCTTTCTTACCACAATGGGAGAATGGTATAACTCCCCGATCAAACTTGGCATACCTATCCCCCAAGGGTGGCCCCAAATCGTCGATGGTTTACTGAGATTTCGGAATATCTCTGTAGACTTTGTGCTCGCCGAATGGGATGCCAAACAATTTGATCGATCTCATCCTATTGAGATTACTATGAGTTGGCACCAGCTCATGGCACTCATGAATTGTTTTGTGGATCTCTATCCGCAAGAACAACGTGTGCTCGCCTACCTTTGCTTTTGGTCATGTGTTAGGATTGTTTACCTACCAGACGGACGACTTGTCCTTGTCATTGCCGGGATTTATTCCGGTGACGTGTCCACCAGCAACAAAAACACCTACTTCCACATCATCCGACTGGCACTATGCTGGC